TTATAAAAAATGGATATCAACTCGATCAGAGCGAAACTAAGCGCTCTACAAACTCAGAACAGCCGTCCTTCTGGAGAGGCACGTAAGAATGTCTTCTGGAAACCTGCCGTGGGCAAGCAAACAATTCGTATTGTACCTTCAGCGTACAACAAATCTAATCCATTCTCGGAATTATTCTTCCATTATGGGATTGACAAAAACCCTGTAATCTCACCAACCAACTGGGGTGAAAAAGATCCTATCGTTGAGTTCGCTAAAGAACTACGAGGTTTAAAAGACAAAGAAAGCTGGAGCCTTGCTCGTAAGCTTGATCCTAAGATGAGAGTATTTGTACCTATCATCGTTAGAGGTGAGGAAGCTGAAGGGGTTAAACTTTGGGGCTTTGGTAAAGAAATCTACATGGAACTACTTTCAATGGTTGAAGATGAGGACATCGGGGATTACACCGACATCGTTACCGGCCGTGATTTAAATTTAACTACAGTAGGTAAAGAAACTACCGGAACTGGTTTTAACAAGACTACAGTACGTGCTAGGACTGCACAAACTCCTTTAGCAGAAGATCAAGCAATGTTAACTAAGATCCTAAACGAACAACCGGATCCTTTGAAGGTTTTCTCTAGAATGTCTTTTGATGACATGAAAGCATTACTTCAGCGCTGGCTTGCACCTGAGGAAGAAGAGGGAGCAATCTCATCTGAACCAGCTTCTAACTTTGATGACAAACCTACTACAGCACCAGCACCCGCAGTAGAGGCACCTTGGAAGAAACCTGCTAATCCTTTTACCTTAGAGACTCAAGGAAAAAAAGTAGAGTCTAAAGCAGACAAGTTTGATTCTTTATTTAACGACGACGATAACGATTTACCTTTCTAATTAAGTTTGTTAAATTCAAAGAACAGAGCATATTTATAATAAAATAAATATGAACTATAGAAAACTTTGGATTAAGGAAAATGGCCCTATACCTTTAGATAAACAGGGTAGATCTTACGAAATACATCATATTGATGGTAATCGAAAAAACAATTGTTTAGAGAATCTACTCTGTTTGTCTATTCAGGATCATTACAGGCTACACTATGATAAAGGAGATTACTTTGCTGCAAACCTAATAGCTCAGAGAATGGATAAACCTGCTGAACCTGTAAAAAAATGGAATGTTTCAGAAAGTACAAGAGCTGCTTTACGTGAATCTAAACTGGGAGATAAAAATCCAATGAAGGACCCGGCAGTTAGAAAAAAAGTATCCGAAGCTTTAAAAGGTAGGAGAAAATCCCCGGAAGCGGAAGCTAAAAGACTGAAAAGCCGGGAAGGTTTCAAGCATTCAGAAGAAACTAAACAGAAAATGAAAAAACCAAAGTACAAATTAAAATGCCCTCATTGTTCATTAGAAGGCGGCAGCAGCCAAATGAAACGATGGCATTTTGAAAATTGCAAAAATAAGATATAAAAATGGCTAAAAAAGAAAAAGCTTCTTTAACAGAAGCAGTATCAGCAGAATTAAAAAAAGGATTTTCTTTAGATAAGTTTAAAGAAAAAAAACTCCTAACAGGGAACGTTCGTTTTAAAGACCAGCAGTGGATTCCTCTATCAGCTGCATTCCAGGAAGTAACTTCCATACCCGGAATACCGATGGGGCATATAGTAATGCTAAGAGGACATTCCGATACAGGGAAGACTACAGCATTGCTTGAGGCAGCAGTATCAGCACAGAAGGCAGGTATCCTTCCGGTATTGATTATCACTGAGATGAAATGGAACTGGGAACATGCCATGCAGATGGGACTTCAAGTACAAGAAAAGATCGATAAAGAGACTGGAGAGATTGTAGATTACGTCGGTCAGTTTATCTACGTTGATAGAGAGACTTTGAATACAATTGAGGATGTTGCCGGATTTATTCTAGATTTGATTGACGAACAAAAGAAAGGAAGCCTACCTCAGGACTTATTGTTCTTATGGGATTCAATCGGTTCAGTACCTTGTGAACTTTCAGTACGTTCTAATAAGAATAATGCAGAATGGAATGCAGGTGCAATGTCAACCCAGTTTGGTAATTTAGTAAACCAGAAGATTGTTATGTCGAGAAAAGAATCTTATCCCTACACTAACACATTAGTAGTGGTGAACAAAGTCTGGACTCAAAAACCAGAATCACCGATGGGTCAGCCTAAACTAATGAACAAAGGAGGATTTGCGATGTGGTATGATGCAACATTTGTTGTTACATTTGGAAACATTATGAATGCAGGAACATCTAAGATTAAGGCAATCAAAAACGGCAAACAAGTAGAGTTCGCTAAAAGAACAAATCTACAGATTGACAAAAACCACATTAACGGAATTACTACCCGCGGTAGGATCATTATGACACCACATGGATTTTTAAATGATGACGAAAAAGAAATCAAAAAATACAAGGATGCTCATGCAAAAGAATGGTCAGCTATCTTAGGCGGAACTGATTTTGATGTGGTGGAAGAAAACTTTGAGAATGCATCCTCAGACTTCTTTCACAACGAACCAGAATAGTAAAAAATAGTCTTTTGCTCTATTTATAATAGTAGAGTCGAGGCTACACTTACTAATTTGAACTTATTAGAACTCTTGGTGAGTAAGGACCTCGACCCTGAAAGCCAAGAGTTTTTTTATGGACTACAAAAAAATATATAATCAATTAATAGACCGGGCCAGACAAGAAGCTCGAACCAAAGGAGAGCAGGTGTATTACGAAATACACCATACTAAACCCAGGTCGTTAGGAGGTACAGGAAAGAACCACGAATGGAAACACCACCCAAACTTAGTTCTTTTAACAGCTAAGGAGCATTTCATTGCACACCTACTACTATGTGAAATCTACCCAGATAACCAGAAACTTAAAAAAGCATTATGGGCATTGGTTAATGCAACAAAAAACAATCGATATAAAGTATCTGCTAGGGTTTACGAACGAACTAAACAAGACTACATTAAGACTATTAAAGGAGTTCCTAAATCAAAAGAAGCCTTGGAGAAACGAACAGCAACCAGGAAAGCAGCAGGTACCTACAACAGAAGCTCAGAAGCAATTCAGAAAGGGATTGAAACCCGGAAAGCTAATGGGAGTTACCACTACGAAAGAACCCCGGAACATAATAAAAAACTTTCAGAAGCAAAGCAGGGTAAGCGTTTGAAAGGAAAATCAATAGTAGATCCAAGTACAGGTAATTGCTATGCTTCTCAAACACAAGCAATAGAAGCTTTAAGGATATCAATGACCGGACTTTACGGAAAATTAAAACGAGGGGAATTACTAAGAATGTAGTTGCCTTGCAGGGGCTTTTTTCGTATCTTTAGGTATATTTATAACAAAAGAAAAAATGGATAATTTTGATTTACGTAAATACCTTGTTGAAAATAAAGCAACTATTAATTCTAAGATACTGAAGGAGGGAGATTTTAAAGATTTTTTAAACTCATTGGACATAGATACTTCTGGTATAGAAGATGCAGATGTTATTGAAGTAGGGGATGATGTTGCTACTATTAAAGGACCGGGTACAGTTGTAGATATTGATAGTGCAAATGAAACATACACTGTTGACTTAGGAAAAAGTAGATCCTTTGTAACATCCTTTGCAAGTGTTAAAAAACTAGGAGATACTGTAGATAGCGATTACTTACTTATTTCTGATATAGATAAATTAGAACAGGAACACAAAGCATTTCAGAAAAACTTTGTAAACCTAGACTTTAGATCTCAAAACGCAGTTGAAGATTTTAAAAGTGAATATTGGAAATTATCAAAGGTATGTGATTTCTACCTAGACTTAGGGCAAGAGATGTGGAATATGTTTAAACGAAATCGCAAATTCATTGAACACAGTGATGAATTTGAAGATTTATTTTTCGAAGTTGCAAACTTCCTAGTATCGCTTCAAAAACTAGATAACAATCAAAATGAAGATTTAAATATGCTAGTAAGGTCTTTTGCAAAAATAGGAAATCGAATAGGGGCAGGGGTAGAGTAACTAGAAGTAAAAAATAAACACAGAAGAGCCCTTGCCTTGCAGGGGCTTTTTTCGTATCTTTATAGTCATGGCAGTTGATTATAAAGCCTTGCTGAGTAATATCAAGCAGGAAGAAATTACAACACCGGTAGATGAAAATTTTCATTCCCGGGTTTTAATTATTGATGCATTAAATCTATTCTTTAGAAACTTTGCAACCATTAATATGACAAACTCTGACGGAGCTCATATTGGAGGTCTAGCAGGTTCAATTAGATCACTAGGATCTTTGGTACAGCTTGTACAACCGACCGGGGTGTATGTAATCTTTGACGGGGTAGGATCTTCCACAAATAGAAAAAATCTGTTACCGGAATACAAATCAAACCGAGGAATAACTAGAATTACAAATTGGGATGCTTTTGATGACTTAGATGATGAGAATGATGCAAAAGTTGGTCAAATTACTAGATTCATTCACTACCTTCAATGTCTACCGATCAAAGTTGGTATGATTGATAAAGCAGAAGCAGATGATATGATTGCTTACATGGCTAAGGAATTACCTGAAAGATTTGATTCACAGGTTATTATGGTATCTTCAGATAAAGATTACCTTCAATTAGTATCAGACAAAGTAACTCTGTACCGTCCGGTTACTAAAGTATTTTATGGACCGAAGGATGTTAAGAAGGAATTTATGATTCATCCGGATAATTTTATTATTTATAAAACCATGCTTGGGGATCAATCAGATAAGATCGAAGGCATTAAAGGATTAGGACCTAAGACGCTTTTAAAATTATTCCCAGATATTATGACCGTCCCTATGACTCTAGAAGATGTTTTCCAGCATGCTGAAGACAATCTCTCAAAGCATAAAGTGTATGCCCAGATTTTATTCCGAAGACAGAATCTTGAGAATCATTACAAGTTAATGGATTTAAAAAATCCAATCTTAGATGATAGACAGATTGCTTACATCAACGAACTAATCAATGAGGAGAATAACGACTTCCATAAAAAGCAATTCTTACAACTCTATGAACTTGATGGCATCGGGCATTTTCTAAAGGACCCTAATTTTTGGGTTACAGATATTTTCTTCAAGCTTGCTAAACACAAGTAAAGTTCGTATATTTAGAGTATAATAAGTTATAAAGAAGAAGTTATATGGCAGCATTAAAGACCCTCATCGATTATGGAGCTCCTTTCCAGGTAAAGACCATTGGAGCATTATTAACGCGAAAAGAATTCGTACAGAATATTCATGATATTTTATCTGATGAGCATTTCCCGAACCCAGCTCACAAATGGATTATAAATGAAATCCTGCAGTATTGGAATAAGTACCACACGGTTATTTCCATGGACACTCTAAAGATAGAAGTTAAGAAAATTGATAACGACGTTCTTAAAACTTCTATTGTTGAGCAGTTAAAAGAAGCCTACAGACATTCTGATGATGAACTTCAGTATGTAGAAGAAGAATTTACAGCCTTCTGTAAAAACCAGCAATTAAAAACAGCATTACTTTCATCAGTTGATTTACTAAATTCAGGTGACTACGATAACATTCGGCACTTGATTGATAACGCGTTAAAGGCCGGACAGGATAGGAATATTGGGCACGAATATAATAAAGATATTGAGACCCGATACCGGGAGGATTATCGCCCCACTATTCCTACTCCCTGGCCTATGTTAAACCAATTAACCCAGGGAGGCTTTGGCCCAGGTGACCTAGGGATTGTATTCGGTAACCCGGGAGGAGGGAAGTGTTTAGATGAAAACGCAATGATTGAAATTGAATACCCGGAGTATGGATTAGAGTTAGTTAACAACCAAGGCAAAACATACACGCTCTGGATACAACCTTGGGAAGAGTTTAATATTGACGGGTATCATTTATATGGGTGGCAGGTAAACAACCTCTTTACCAACTTAAAAAAGTAAACACCAAAACAGGAATCCCGGTGGGGGTAAGTCTATTTATAATAAAGCACTTTATGAATATAGAAAAACCACCGGGGCTAACTTGTCAAATTTGCGGACACTGGGAGCCAAGAGCCTTGAACACTCACCTTATTGCTGAGCACAACTTAAAAACAACAGAGTATAAACATCAATACCCTAAAGCGAAAACAATGACCGGACACAGTAAGAGAACAATTGACTATTGGATGGCACAAGGGTACACATTAACACAAGCACAAGGAGAAATAAAAAACACCCAGAAGCAAGGAAAGCAGCAGTTTATACAAAAGAAAATAGAGACAGGGCAGACAGTGGAGCAGGCACAGCAGGAGTGGAATAAGAAACAAGCAAAAAATTCAAAAAGAGCTTCTGAATATTGGGTAAGCAGAGGTTTTTCGGAGCAAGAAGCAAAACACCACCAATCCATTCAGCAGAGCAAATACAGTGCCAAGTCAAATAGGTTCACTGGGAAACATCATACAACAGCAAGCAAACAGAAAATCTCAGAAACAATGCAAAAGCATGTTGAAAACCACGGACCTGAGGAATGGGCGCAGAAAATGTATAGAGGAAGAGTGGGAGTACAGTCAGCAGGAGAAGTTAAATGTTATCTAGAATTACAAAAGCATTTACCGGATTTAAAAGCTAACATAACACTAGGTAGCTATATCGCAGATATGGTCTACGAAAGTACGGTAATTGAATACTACGGAGATTTTTGGCATGCTAACCCGCAAATATACAAACAAGAAACTTTACCCCTAATAGGGAATACACAGAGGATACATATTAGAGATAAAAAACGAGTTGAGAAATTTGCAGAATTAGGGTATAGTACGTATATTATATGGGAAGCAGATTGGAAGAAAAATAAAGAAGAACAAATAAAACAAATTAAAAAATATATAAGTTATGAAAATACAAACACGAACAAAAACACAGAAAATTAAAATCGGAGATCTATTCTTTAAATTGGGAATTGAACCGCGACCGGAAAATATGTACCTTACGGAGTTTGACCTTAAAGTAAAAACACCTTACGGATTTAAACCAATAGTAACGTTATTCACAACAGAAAGACAACCCTCAATAACAACAACCTTTAGCAATGGAGAATCTTTAAATACATCAGGACACCACTTATTTAAAACAGAAAATAGAGAATGGGTAAAAGCTGAAGAACTAACCCCTAATGATCTGATACTTACAGAAGAGGGCGTAACTAAGGTAAGTAAGCAAGTAGTTGATAAAAAAGAAAAAGTAATGTACGATCTTTCGGTAGCAGATGTATTTTGCTATTACAGTAACGGTATATTATCCCACAATTCCTGGATGATGGTTGCAATGGCCGCTCACGCAGTTAAGATGGGGTATAATGTCGTTTATTATACCTTGGAATTAGGGCAGGATTATGTAGGTAAACGATTTGACTGCTTCTTTACCGGACATTCTATCGAGGAGATTCAACATCATAGATCAGAGGTTGAGCGCATAGTTGAAGGCCTGGCCGGTAAGTTGATAGTAAAAGAGTATCCGCCTAAAGGAGCCACTGTAGCAACCTTGAAATCCCATCTTCAAAAGTGTATTGATGCTGATGTAAAACCTGATTTAGTTATTATCGACTATATTGATTACTTGAGAGCACCTTCCAAGAAATTTGCCGAGCGTAAGGATGAGATTGATGACTTGTATGTAAGTTGCAAAGGACTTGCTAAGGAATTTAAAGTAACCGTACTCTCACCTTCACAGGTTAACCGAATGGGAGCCAAGGATGATATCATCGAAGGAGATAAAGCAGCAGGTTCATACGATAAAATTATGGTTGCCGATTTCTGTTTATCCTTATCTAGAAAAAAGGAAGATAAGGTTCATGGAACAGGCCGAGTGCATATTATGAAGAACAGATACGGGATGGACGGTATGACTTTCGGAGCTAAGATTGATACTAACAACGGCCATATTGAATTAACAGAAGATATGCCGACTTATGAGGATACTAGCCCCAGTAGCACTACCTCATTCTCACAAGTTGATTCATTCGATAAACGAGAGCTTGCTAAGAAATTTGCACAACTTTCTAATTTCTCTTAAAAAAACAGGGAATTTTTAATTAAAACTAGATACTTATCAAATACAATAGGAAATAAAAAATGGATATTAGTCAAAAAATTTTAAGCGATGTAACAGTCTTCTTAAAATACGCAAAGTACAAGCCGGAATTAAGCCGGAGAGAAACCTGGCAAGAACTGGTTATGAGGAACAAAGAGATGCACCAGAAGAAATACCCTCAACTTGCCGAGGAGATTGAAGCAGCTTATAAATACGTCTACGATAAGAAGATTTTACCTTCAATGCGTTCTATGCAGTTTGCCGGACGGCCTATTGAGGTGAATCCTGCCCGTATTTACAACTGTGCTTTTTTACCAATTGATGATTGGAGAGCATTTGGAGAAGTAATGTTCCTACTTTTAGGAGGAACCGGAGTAGGTTATTCAGTTCAGTATGATCATATTGAAAAACTACCTGAGATTAGAAAACCAAATCCGAATAGATCGAAGAGATTCTTGATCGGAGATTCAATTGAAGGATGGGCTGATGCAGTTAAAATCCTAATGAAGTCTTACTTCAGAGGAACTTCCACAATACTTTTTGATTATTCAGATATTAGACCAAAAGGTGCAAGATTAGTTACTGCAGGGGGTAAAGCACCCGGACCTGCTCCTTTGAGAGAATGCCTTACTAAATTACAGGGTATGCTTGAGGCGAAAAAAGACGGGGAACGTTTAACCACTATCGAAGTTCATGATATGGTTTGTCATATTGCTGACGCAGTACTGGCAGGTGGTATCAGAAGAGCTGCTTTGATCTCCTTATTCTCTGCCGATGATGATGAGATGATTGCTTGTAAATCAGGCGACTGGTGGGAATTGAATCCCCAGCGTGGAAGAGCAAACAACTCAGCAGTTCTTTTAAGATCAACTACTGAGAAAGAACAATTCTTAGATATTTGGAAAAGAATTGAAGCATCAGGAGCAGGAGAGCCAGGAATCTACTTTACTAATAATTTAGAGTGGGGAACCAATCCTTGCTGCTTTGTTGCCGACACTCAAATAGAGTTGGAGAATGGCAAAAAGAGTATTCTAGAGATTGTTGAAGGTTTGGAAAAAGGAGAGACCTATAAAGTACAAACCTACAACGAGGAAACACGTCAAATAGAGCTTCAAACTGTTAGAGCGGGAATACTTTCAAGAAAAGACAGTGTAGTTGTTGAACTTGAAGTAGAAGAAGATGGAGTGGTCTACCGTGTTAGTTGTACACCGGATCATAGGTTCTATACAACAAATAGAGGGTGGGTTGAATGTATGAACTTAACACACGAAGATGATCTTGTAATATTTAACAAAGAAAAGTAAAGAGCTGCAACAACTTTAGTGCTATTTCGACTATTTATAATAAAGGAAATAGCACTAAAGTATAAGCACTATGAAAAATAAAAACGGAGGAAAAGTAAAGAAAGGGAATAACAAAAGCCGAGGGTATATTGGTTACCATACAACTTGGACCGGAAGCAAAGTTTTTCTGCGAAGCAAAGTTGAGTTTATTTATGCAAGAACCCTAGATCATCAAAAAATAGAGTACAAGGTGGAAAGTATGACATACTGTATAAATGGTAAGAATTACAAGCCAGATTTTTTCTTATATAATCAAACAGGGCAGCTATATAAAATAGTTGAGACTAAAGGATGGGATGCAAAAGCTATCTCAGTAGAATACAAAGAAAAGTTTGCAGAATATTTTTTAAAAATAGGTGTAGAGTATGAAGTTGTTTGGAAGTACCAGAGACTAGTAAACCAGTACAACCTGCAAGCAGATATACAAGAGTGGGTTAAAAGGTCGATCACCGACTACGAACACGTAAAAAGCACTGCAGGGGAACATAACTCCATGTACGGTAAAAAACACACACTGGAGACTAAAGCTCTAATTGCACAAAAAGCAAGGCAGCGACAAACACCAGAATATAGGGAGATGAACTCTAAAAAGCAAAAAGCTTACTGGTCGACTGAGGAGGGTAAGCAGCGGAGAGAGTTAGTAAGATTGCAAAAACTAGAACTCGCCAAACAAAAAAACCCAATAGTTGTAAGAGAGTGTAAACAGTGTCAGAACTCCTTTACATGTAAGCAGAAAAGCACCCGGGAATTTTGCAACGGACAATGTTCACGAAAATGGAACTTTACTAACACCCCCGGTTACGGACAACATAAAAAGAAAATTAATAAAACAAAAAACTAAAAAAATGGCAAAACTAATAAAAATAACAGTACAGGAGCATACACAGGATGTATATGATCTTGAAGTGGAAAACAACCACAACTTCTTTGCAAATGGAATCTTAGCGCATAACTGTGAAATTGCTTTACGTCCTTTTCAATTTTGTAACTTATGCGAAGTAAATGTTTCGGATATTGAGTCTCAAGAAGATTTAAATAACAGAGTAAAGGCAGCATCTTTGATTGGAACCTTACAGGCCGGTTATTCTGACTTTCATTACTTAAGAGAAGTCTGGAAACGCACTACTGAGAAAGAAGCTTTGATCGGAGTATCAATGACCGGTATCGGCTCAGGAGTTGTTACTCACTGGACTTACAGTATGACCGAAGCAGCTGAATTAGTAAAATCGGA